GGAAGGGCAACGATATTTAGTGGCTTTAATAGTTAAGAGAATCAACCATGCACAAAGGATAAAGAAATGAGTGAAGAGCAAACTACACCAACAGAATCAGCTACAGAAACCCCAACCGAAACAAGTGTGCCTCCCACATCTGTTGACTCTGTAGCTGAACCAACTAGACCATCTTGGTTAAATGAAAAGTTCGAAACTGGCGAGGACTTACAAAAGTCATATGATGAACTTGCATCTAAACTTGGTAAAAGTAAAGAAGATGTTAAGAGTGAAGTCTTGCAAGAACTTGAAACAGAAGCCTATGCTAATAGACCTGCAAGTGCAGGTGATTATATTATACCTGAGATACTAGATGAAGGTGAGGCGGCAACTAATCCTTTATTAAAATGGTGGTCAGAATATTCTTGGAACAATGGTTTATCACAAGAAGAGTTTGATGAAGGTATTACTAAATGGGCAGAGTATAATACTTCTGATGAACCTGATCTTGAACAAGTAAAAAAAGATTTAGGGGATAATGCTAATCCAAGAGTAGAAGCAGTGCAATTATTTATGAATAAGTTTTTTCCTGAAGAACTACAAGATGCTGTGGCACAGCTTGGCACAAGTGCAGAAGGTATAAAAGCATTAGAACTTATACAAAGATCAATGCAACAAACAGCACCTAATGCTCAAGCACAATCACCATCTAAAGTTACGATTGAAGATCTTATGGCTAAGATGCGAGATCCTAGATACTATGATCCTGCAAGAAGAGATAAGGCATATGTTCAAGAAATAACTGATGGCTTCAAGAGAATTTAATGGTGAGGGTATCTATGATGGATACCCTATAGTCAAATCACATATAAAACATTTGAACTATCTGCAAAATAATATGAGAGATGCAGATGTTAGAGAGTGCATGATTCATGGTGCTACACCTTTTCGTGCTTTGATGGCAGGTATTCGTGAGCTAAATAGTGAAAGTTTTACTGTTATGATTGATGGACAACCTGCCTTTATCTTTGGTTGTAATCCTATTATGGATAATATGATAGGAAAGATATGGGCATTAGGTACATATGATATACATAAAATACAAAGAAAGTTTTTAAAATGGTGTGTGCCAGTAGTAGATTACTTTCAAAACAAGTATTATCAGTTAGAAAATGTAGTACCTGCTGATCATGCAAAGACATTGCAATGGTTAGATTACAT